AACCATCTGGACCTGGGTAGGCTCCAGCTTGCCGTATTCAGGCATCAGCAGCTCTGCCAGTCCCCAGTGCATCGCTCCCTGATACCCCTGGGGAAGCACGATATTGTCGTTGATGGTCGAGAAGTTATTCAGCACCGTGTCCACGAATATGTGCATTTCTCCCTGGCTTGGATTAGGGAAGAAGTACAGGCTTGCCAGCGGTTCGGTCGGGAGCATTGAGATGATTTTCGGCCACGGACCGGGAAGCGTCTTGATCCCGATCTGCTGATATTGCTCGTAGGGCCATACATCGACGTCGTAGTCCAAAGTACCGGTAATGCTGTTCACGATCCGCACGAAAGCCGTATTGATGCGCATCGGCCTTGGCTGGTAGGAAGTGATCGTGATGCTGCCGGTCGCTGGGGACGATAGATTCAGATTGTAGGTTCCGATGGCATTATTACCATTGCCACCAAAAGCCGTTCCAAGGCTGGTGATGGCTGAACCTGCCGTAACACCGGTACCAGAGATAATTTGTCCTGTCGAGATAGCTCCCGATGCCAGAGCAGTGACAGTAAGCACTGTTCCGCTAACGGATCCGGTAACTGACGAACCCACAGAACCGCCCTGTCCAATGGTGTAGATGTATTGTCCACCGATCAGCTCCAGGATGACTTCCTGGACAGAGAATACCAGCAAGTGGTCATTGGACCACTGATCCAGCATCTCATTGAGCAGATAAAACGCGTCGTTGGTTTCGGGCGTTCCTATCGTATCGCCAGAGCCGAAGGCGCCGATCGACCGGAGGGCCGATGAGATTATATTTAAGGGCTGAGGAATTTTCAGCCTCCCATCTAGACATTTCGGAAAACTAAGGCAATATTGGCCGCCGACAGATTCGCCCCGGTTGCGTTGATATCCGATATCGCATAGGTAGCGCTGGCGGCATTCTGGACGACCGAATGGATGCCCATTCCGGCATACAGCCCGCTTGATGTAGCTGTTGCATTCGTGAATTCGACGGCGAAGTTAGAAGCTGTTTGAATCTGATTGCCGCCATACATCGATAGCGTCTGTCCCAATGCAGTTGTCGCTGCCCCTACCGAGCTGGTATTGGTGGACATAACAAACGCCACGAAATATTCGCCAGGAATGAACGATACATTCAGCGGCACTGAAACCGCCCGCACGGCCGCCTGATTAAGCTGCGTCTGTCCGGCAGTATTGCTCGCAACGCTATAACTGACGGTCGTAGAAGCCGTTGACATGGAACTGAGCGTCGAGGCATTCCTACTGTAGATGCCAGCGATTGCCGTTATGACCAATCCGTAAGTAACAGCGCTGGCAGTCGATGCCAGAGACATTCCAACTAAGACGTCCATGCGGGTTGCGGTGAAAGCGTCACCAACCGGCATGTATTGAAAACTCATGCTGCCCTGACCCGGGCCGGTTACTGCTGTAAGGTTTCCTTCGGGAAATATTGTCCGATTCGGGAAGGCGAGCGGACCGACCCCAGTCGATGCTATTCCTGCTGGAAGGACGGTAGGGGCGCCATGCAGAGCCATCTAGACGCCTTCGCCTGGAGTCATGTAAACGTCTGCGGTAGAGCCTCCGGCTTCAGTCCATATCGAGAACCATGCATTGGTCGGAAATCCAAGCACTTCGATTTCCGATCCCAGAAATGTCATCAGGCCGGCCTGATTGTAAGTGGGAGTCTGTCCTGCAGCTGGCGCACCCCCCGCTCCCGCTATGTTGCTCGCGATGGTTGCGATCTGACCCCAGGAGATATGTACGATAACGGTACTGACGCTCGCATCTGTGATGATGATGCGAACCTGCTGATTAGGGCTGGATACAGGCGCAGCAATCTGAAATGGCGTGCAGGGAGTAGAAGTAGCTTCCGTCAGGAACTGGCCGGCGATCGCCTGGAATGCGAAGCAGGTAGCCACGTCAGGCTTTCTTGACCATCGTGCAATGAGTGTCCATGCAGGCCTCTTTGTAGTTCTGCATTGCGAACTGCTGGTACTCGGAATTGCGTGTCAGCAGATCAGGCCGCATTCCGTAGCCCCATGTGCATTCGAAGTCGCACGAGTAGCCCTTAGGATTCCAGCGGATATCCGTATGCGGTGCGTCCGTCTCGCGCCATTTCTTCGACAGGTAGTAGAACATCATCTCGGCCACTGGCGGCCACTGATGAGTGAAGTCCCCGTAGGCCCGATTGCTGGCCCAATGCGGCGTGATGATGACTGCTTTGCATCCAGGTTTAAGGACACGGTAAAGCTCATTGAAGAAATTGACGCGTTCTTCTCCAGTCAAATGTTCCAGGAAATGGCTCGAATGAACCTCATCAACTGAATTGTCATCGTAAGTCCAACGGCCGCGCACATCCATAACGATATCGACACCATCCATCTTGTACTGGTCGATACCGATAAAGCCTTCCTTTTTGTTCTTGCCGCAGCCGATATCGAGCCGAACTTCGACCGGAACGACAGAAAGCTTGGCATTGCTTTTCTTTCCCATGTGATCCTCAGTACATCATGTCCGGTTGCCCAAACGCGCCGGTCAAATCGTAATGCCCGACACGTACTCCGCAATCGATAGCACAGCGATATCCGTGCTTGCGAAAGTCGGACCAGGCGTACAGATCCTGGGTCATCAGGCCATCTTTTACCTGAGTATGAAACCACGGCTTACGCAACTTCGGATCCTTGAACATTTTCAAGCGCCATAGGTTGAATCCCATGCCGGTCCCGCAGCACTCGACCAATCCGCCAGCAGGATCAGGTAACTGAGGACGGAAATTCAGGACAGGATCTTTCGGATCGCCCCAGATCTGCGCGCAGCCTTCCAGGCCCTTCGTGTAGTACAGGCCGCCGATGCAGGAAAGTTCCGGATGCTCCTCCATGCGCTCGAGGAGCTTGATCACACCGTCAGGAGGAGGGGCATTATCGTGCTCGATAGTCAGCAGATATTCCCACTTGCTCAGTTCAGGATGGGCTAGAACTTGCTCGACAACAGTCGAATAGGCGTGGCCTACCTCCATCCCCTGGGCGAGGATGCGGACTACGCCGTTATTCGGAGGAAATGCCAGATTCCAGTGGCTAAGAGCGACCTTCGCCGGAATGGTGTCGGCGGCGGGGATGGCTACAACGATCCTCTGCTTCTTCCATGAACCCGTCTTGGTCAGACGGTTCTTTGAAGCTTCCAGATCCTTGTTGTGTATCCCTCCGAAATCCTGGATCACCAATTCCGGTTTCATTTGACCCTTTATACATTGCGAAACACTAGCGCGATATTAGCAGCAGAAAGGTTAGCGCCGGTAGCGTTAATGTCCGAAATGGCATACGTAGCCAGCGGTGCCGACTGCGTTACCGAGTGCACTCCCATGCCTGCGAAGAGGCCCCCGGAAGTGGCCGTGGCAGCGGTAAACTCGACCGCATAGTTCTGGGCAGTCTGCAACTGGTTGCCGCCATAAACCGACATCGTTTGTCCGAGTGCGGTCGTGGACAGGCCTACCGAACTGGTATTGGTCGAGATGGCAAAGCCAACGATGTATTCACCTGCGTAGACGCTGGCAAATCCCAAGGGCACCGATATATTGCGCAGGGCGCTCTGATTAAGCTGAGTTACGCCTGCCGAATTGCTTGCCACACTGTAACTTACCGTTGTCGATCCAGTAGAAAGCGCCGTCAGTCCAGCCGTGGTAGCCGTGCCAGAGCCCAGACTCGTATTGGTGTAGATCCCGGCAAATGCCGTGATAGCAAGCCCGTACGTATTGGTCGTTGCGCTCGAGGCGACCGAGAAGGCGAATAGAGCATCAACCCGGCTGGCAGTGAAGGCTTGGGGGACGTTCACATACTGGAAGCTCAGCGATCCCATGCCGGGAGCCGTCACGGCCGTGAGCTGATCCTGAGGGTAGATGTAGCGTGCCGGCTGGCTGACCGTGATCAGCTCGGCCATCGAGTTGGATACGATATTAGGTGCGGGTCCTGGATTAGGCATTTTCTATCCTCACTAAGCTTGCGGTTCGAGAAACAATTGCACGAGACCCACACCACTTGTTAACGTGCCACCAAATACCAGCGCTAGACAATCTCCAGCATTCAAGGTCGTATTAATATTATTGTTTCCCTGAGTAAGAGTTGCATTGATGGTTGTATCCGCAGTCGGAACCGTGCTGATATCCAGCGCAGAAGTAATAGCCGTGCCGCTAGCTGGAGCCACTCCAGCCAAACATTTAACCACCTGAACTGTTCCTGAAGTAGACCCTACCCGAATACGATAGGACACCTGGGTCAGGAACATTGCCTGCGGCGCAATGTAGATAGTCTGTGAAACGGAGGTAGCGATATAGGGGAACTGTACCGACTCCCCTATCGAAGTACTGGTAGCAACCCCTAGAGCGCGGCCAGTCATGATCGCTCCTTACGCCGCCACTCTGCAACCAAGCTCGGGATACAGCATCGCCCAGCCGAACAAGACATCAAGTCGGGTCGGGATAGCATCGTTATTGATCGTGTACTGCCGCACAACACGGATACTGAGCCCGATTTCCTCATCCGAAGCGCGGCCGGCGAAGTGAACGCCTTCCGGCAGTTCCAGATCAGCCACGGCTAGCGTCAGCGCATTGCGGTGTAGGACGATGTTCTGCGGAGAGATGACCGCGCTCGATGCTCCGGCCGTCGGCAGGCTCGTGAACGTTACCGTACCGCCCGTGGTCGGCGCAGCGGTCACGTTCTGAAACTGGCCGCCATAGATGACCGCAGGCGATACGATCACATTGAAGTTGCCGGCGCCGCTCTGCGTAGCGACCGCAGTGACCACGAAGTTGCGCAGTTTGTTCGAACCGTATGCCTGGCGGTTCTGAGGATTGACCGCGAACGAGCCAGGAAACTGCAGCACATCCCCGGCCTGTAGGGTAATGTTATTGGCCGAGTTGTTGATGCTGATGGTCGATGTAGCCGCCCATCCCGTTGCCAATCCTTGGTTCGCACCGTTCACGGTGACGGTGGTTGCGCCAGTGGCGAACCCGAACGTGTGACTGACAATATTCTGATCGTTGTACCAATTCATACCGGCCGAATCACGGCCCATCAGCCCTCGCATGTACTGGGAGCCGATCTTATCCTGCGGTACGAATAAGCCTTTCAGGGCGTCGATGATCGTGGCAGAAGTGAACGGCTCGATCACGCACGAGCGCTCGCCATCCCGCGGCGTCCCTTCAGCGTCCAGGAAGGCGGCAGCTGTAAGATAGGTGAGCAGAGCCGTAGGCGGAGTGCCAGGAGTACCAACGATGTTCGCAATGCCGTTGGCTGCGGTCGTAGTGCCCTGGAAATCGATCTTGTTGGCGATGGCAGCGATCTGTGGTTTCAGTACGCGATCGCTGAACATATCCACATTCAGCGCTAGTTCTTTAGTACCGAACTGCGTATCCGTGTGGAACTGTGTCGTCAGAACAACGGGAATCGAGGTCTCGTTGAAGTCCTCGATATTCAGATTCGGGCCAGTGGTACCGATCACCCGGACCGGACGCCGCACATTCACGGTATCGCCGATCTTCGCGCCTACGACCGCGTACTGATCGTCGTAATCGCGGTTCACGCACATCGTAAATGTGAGTGAGTTTTCCAGGACCATCAACGCCTCGTTGGTGATCTTGGAAATCGTAAGCTCTGTATTAGCCATGTGGCGTCCTCAGTGGGTTGGGGATCTCGGTCCCAACAACCCATGGGGGCCAGCACGATATTTGCGCGGATGTCGGCGCTACCCGTTCCTGTATATCGCCCGGGACAGGCGGTCTAGGAATGCTTATAGCATGGCTATTTTGCGGATGTCAAAAGCTGATACCGATTCCTACCCGAATATTCTGTACCACGCATGCGCCTTCGAGTCCGGCCCACACCCATGAATGGATTCCTATGTACGGTTCTGGCAGCGAATAGTGCAATCCGACGTTAGCTGCAGTTGCGATCAGAAAGTGCTTATTGACCGCGCCGACGCTGGGATGCTTTCCTAGGAGCGGGTTAAGCTCATGATAATAAGCAGGTTTTTCTGCGATCGTGCGAGTCTGGCCATAATCGACCATCGTCAGCGCTACAGCGATCAGGAATGGATCCATTTGCCTTCTCCAAAGTTTGAATACAAAGTATTCTGCTTTGGAAAAGAAAACACAAGAAAAGTTACACTTATCTGATCTTTCCAGCGCGCCTAGCGTTCCTGTATTCGAGATAGCTGCCAGTCACATTGCCGTCTGCATCGACTACTCCGCCTGGTCCGACGCTCTGGCTGCCCTCAATTGGCTTGATCGGCTCCGGAGCTTCCTGCGGCCGGCGAAAAGGCTCAGAACGCTTCGGAATCGGCAACGGAGGCGCTTCCACATTACTCTTTTTGCCTCTCGATTCGTTCTCAGCCTCTATTCTGACCTCGATCCGGCCTAGATACCGCAACGCAGCAGGAGCGGGCATTGCATTAACCTTCCCGGCCTCGTCCCGATCCTTGGAGAAGTAGTAGTGCAACTGCGGCCCGACCTCCGACTCGAACATGGCCTGCTGAATCCAGGGCTGCAGGGATAGAGGCTCAGCCATGATGACGTCGTCGAAGTCCTCGATCTCCTTCTGGCACTTCTTGTAGCGCTGATTCCACTCAGCGGTAAGCCGCGCCTGACGCTTTTCCTCTGCATCCTTGCGGTCAGCTTCGTCCTTCTTGCGCACTTTCTGATCGGCCAGCCATTCGCCGTATGCTTCTCCGTACTTGACCGGATCGTTGAAATCTTCCGGCCGCGGCTTCGAATCCTTGGGACGCATGGCTGCATCCCGCTCGCGCTCGAGATCAGCAGCGCGCTTTTCCGCATCAGCAGCGCGCTTTTCAGCCTCCCTGCGCTTAGCGGTGAGCTCGGAGAGGCGTTCATCGACGCTACCTTTTGCAGGCTTTTCCTCGGGAGGCTTGACCTCTCCAGTCGTTTCGACTACAGGCTTTGCAGCAGGCGCCTTGGGCTTGTCTGCCTTGGCCAGCGCCTCATCACTTGGCTTGCCCTGAGATACCGCGATCTTGCCGCGCGATGCCATGAAATCGGCACGCGTTTCCCCCGTTACTACGGTCGGTTCACCCATTTCTACCCTCGTGTGCTTTAGTTGCGCTCCAACTATATTTTCCGTATTCAAAAGGTTTTTCTATAAGCAAATGGAGCTTGCGCAATTCCTGCTGCAAGTAAGCCTCTGGTGCCGTCACTGCTTCGAACCACAAGCCGTCATCGCGGGCCTGCTGCTCGACCAGATCAAGGATATTTTGCCATACGATGGCCGTTGGTTCACCCATTTCCTGCTCCATTTGGCCGAGCGTTCTCGGCTTCTTCCTGGTTAGCTATCCGTTCGATCGCAGCCATGATCCGTTCGTGCCCGTGCTGTTTGATCTGCTTCATGATGTCGGCAGCAGCCTTGATTTCTGCTGACCCCAAAGTCGCATGAGCCTTGGTATGCATATCGGCCTGCTTTGTGGCATCCCGCATACGCTCGCGCTCGGTCTCGGCGTTCTCCTTGATCGTGAGACGGTGAGATTCCGCAGCTTCTTTCATCGCTTCCACGTCGGCACGGCTCTTGATCTGCAATCCAGCGGCCTGTAACTGCTGTCCGGCCTGCTGCAGCTGCGTCTGCAGCTGCTTGATCATCATCTGCGCATGCGGCGGGATATCCGATTTGTCATCAATCTGTGCCAGCGGATTCGCTGCAGCCAGGCGATCGGCGATGACATCAGCGCCCGGAAAGTCCATGTTCCGGAAGAACAGATCTCCAGCGATCTGCATGAGCGGATTGTTCGGTCCCTGAAGCAGCGGCGCCATGCTTTCGACAGCCTCCTGGCGCTTAGAGTTGTAGCCGGGGCCCGTTTCCATGACCACATCGTATTGGCCTATCGTTAGGTCGTTCTCGATCTTTCCTACCGCTTGGTCGTCATTGATCGTGACCAGATCCGGTTTACCGTCGTCTCCAATGATGCGCATGATGCGGCGTTTACCGTAGTACGCTGGGATCCACGACAGGATGATGCGGCCTGTGTGCTTCACGGAACGTGTGAAGTTGTCGTAGAAGTGGTAGCTAGACATGTCGGACTGCTGCTGCTCGGCGTTCAGAGCCTTGCCGCTGGTCGGCCCGTCTCGAGTCGTAGCTGGATCGAACATGCCTGCTACGCGCTGCAGTGAATCATGCGCGCTCTGGGCCGCTACGAGCCACCCTTGCGGAGGTGGCTCAGGAGCTTGCCGTTGAGGCATAGGAATCTCATTTCCAGCTTCATCCCGATGGTTGTAGCGCAGCAGAGCATAGGATGAGACGTTTGCAGCCTGCCATTCGTTGATCGTATTGGTGACGGCCTCTGCTGCTGCTACCCATTTCGCCTTGGGGGCGAGCGCAACTGTCTCGATAATCGCCGTCTGCGTGAAGTTAAGAATCTGCTGCGGATCGCGCATGTGCCGCGTCATCCCGAAACGCTGCGTCTTGCCGTCTACTACCAAGTTCGAACCGTAGACCGGAACAACGGGAATCCAACGTCCTGGTAGGGTCCTTGATTCGAGTACTTCGACTGCAGTGACCTTGTACCAGAGCACGCGATGCCGCCAGCTCTGCCGATCGCCCTTGACCTCAATGCCGGCGCGAGTCAGCACTTCAGAGCTAGGGATCTCATCCTGCCACCAGGATGAGCCATCCGAAAGGTGGATAAGCTTGTGCTTCTCCTTCGCGATCTTGTAGAACTCGCCCCAGCGTATCGAATCCTTGGTGAGCCACTCTCCGGTCGTATCGCCTACCGCACGGACGCTAAAGCTAGTTTCCTGCGCGTCCGGATAGATCCGCCTGAAATCCTCCTTAGCCATCAGGCCGGAGATCAGGCACTTGGTCTGGTCTGATCCGTCGGGAGAGTGAGAGTACGGGTCAAAGCTAACTGAAAACGGATTCCAAATAGGCTCAATGAACACGTCCTGGTCGAAAGAATCGTCGTTGCAGTAGTCGGCTCGAAGGCGCCAATACCCCCAGCCCATCCTAACGGCGAATTCAGCCGCTGTATCGTAAGCTGTAGAAGCATCGGATAGTTCCTCAATGTGGCGTGTCAGCCCAGTGATGATCTCTGCAATCTTGGCGTCAGCGCTCGAATTGACCCCGTGCGCCTTGATCCTGGGACGCTGCTGCCGTATTTGATTCACGACCTGGCGGATGTACGAATCCGTCTCGTTGATCGTGAACATAGGACGCTTTTCGAGATGACGCTGATTCTGCATCTCTGGAGGCCACTGCGATCCGTAGCTGAAGCGAAGATCCTCTAGCCCTTGCTGGCGGTAATGGCTGCTGTAATCCTCCGAGCGGCGGAAGAATTCGACTGCTTCCTGAGGTAGAGTTTCAGACACTCTCAGACAGTTCTGCTGAAATATTGATGAATCCAGTCAAGCACGCTCGGAATGGCCTTGCCTCCTTCATCATAGGTTGCTCCATATCGATCTCCTAGCGCATTGAAGACTAGCTTTGCGCCATTTTTTAGGTCAATCGATATCAGGTATCCATTGTCTAGTCTGATAATCGTCACAGGCCCAAATAAAGCCGGAAATTCAGCGCTCACGGCTTGATCCAGTCAACATTCGATTTCACGACTGTCTGCCCATGGCTGTCGTGCGCTTTTGGCAGCTTCTGCGGAGGCTCTGTGGGAGGCCGCATCGCTCGACGTATGAACTCCTGTTCTGGAACTGGTCCTAGCGGTGTATCCACCATCTTTACGGGCTCCGGTTCAGTAGGAGGATTCAGCCCGTACTTCGCTGCCTGCCGATCCTTCATGCGCTGGGCCGCAGCTGCGCGTCGCTCTGGCGTCCAGCCAGCTGCTGCTTCCTTGGGTTTGGGCGTCTTGCTCAGGCGACCGCGTTTAGGGGCAGTAGCGACTTCTGCTTGCGCTTCAATGCGCTTAACTTGTGATTTCGAATAAGGCTGAGCTTCCAAGCCAGGGAATTTTTGCATTATTGCTTCCATTCTGGCCACGCGCGCTCTCAATTCCTCGTTCTCAATCTCAGCAGCGCTCTTGCACCGCAGATTCGAATTCTCTCCTTCGGCCTGCGCCACAAAGATGCTGAGCGTATCCATCAGCGTCTTTTGCAGATTCAGCTTGCTCTGCTCGTGCTTGCAGTTGCCGCGAACGCTCAGGCCGGTTGGAAGATGCGTAATCTTCATACCGTAAGGCATGATTGCGGAGTCAAAGTATTCGGAGATATTGATATCGTCTAATTGCATGGTTCCCTCACGGTAATTCGTCCTTTATCTCTCGCATCCAGCGCACGAGTCTGTCGAGCGTCACAGCCTTTGGAATGTAACCGTTCCTGACTCTGTGCACAGTATGCATCGATAGCCCGGTCCCATTCGCCACATGCTTATCGGTGAACAGATGACGCCTGAGAATGTGCAATGCTTTATCGTATTCCTTGATCGGAGTCAGGCCAGAATATAGCTGTCCCGAGTTATCGCCCATCATCCTGCCCAGATCATACGCTGCTCTGGCAATTGCTTGATCTTCTGCTTCTGCCGTTCTGCAACAATGCCAGGGAATAGCTCCGACAGCGCCCAGATCGCAGCATCAGCTCGATTCGGACTGCCGGTTCCCGTGTATCCAATGGTCGAGAATCCGGCTAGCTCGTCCTCCAGATCCCTGAAATATCCGACGTGGCGCACTTTCCCGACCTCGTAGAGCGCTGCGATCGGCTCGGCCCTCACCACCTTGCCTCTGCTCGCAGTGACAGCCTTGTATGGCGTTCTGGGCCGCGCTGTCTGGATCACATGCTGCACCATTGCGCCGCCAAAGTTAGCTTCGCCTACGATCAGGTCTGCCTGGTGCCGGTCGAAGGCTGTGGTTGCGATGTGCCCCCAGAGTCTAGGGCCTCCTTTGACAGTGCAGTCTTCGAGTACGTAAGCGTTCCCATCCACTCCGAGGCCAGCCACAACGATACCGATCTGATCATGTTCTGTAGTATCCCGGTCGCCGGCTCCACTTGGATCGATACCGATAATAATTCTTTGCAGGTCGGGCACTGACCCATCCAGGACTCGCCATTTATCGATCGTAGCGTCATCAAACAACGCATCTGGGTTAGCATCAGCAAACTCCCCGCGGACGAACCGCTTTTGCAGTCTAGCGCTAAGGCCCTCGAGTGTCTTGACGTAATCGGCTGGCAGATTGTCCAGGTTGTCGCTCGGATTCATCTGCAGCGCGACGTAGTTCTGTCCATCTCCTAGCGGAATCTTGGTATCAGGATCGCGCTTCTCGATAAACAGCTTGTAGGTCCAGTGCCCCTTAGATGGCGGATTCTCGTCGTAGTAGAGCTTGCGCCGCAGTTCGATCGCAGGCAGTCCTTTCGCATCGACCATGACCTTCTGTGCCAGGCGCGTGACAGCCAAATTGCGTGACTGATATGGAGTTTGTGAACACTCATTGAGAAATATGTCAGCAAACTCCATCCCTAGAATCTTCTCTGTGCGTTCCTTGTCGTCCAGTCCTCCGAACCATAGCTGCGAATCGTTAGGAAACCGCGCGACCCATTCTCTTCTATCTAAGCTATACGGAACGTCCGGATAACATAATTTCATTACTTTTGGAAAAGTATCCGCGATAATCGATGACATGACAGCATTAAATCTAAATCTAAAGATAACTCCCCGCGAACCGCTAGCAGCTATCCTACGAAAGCATTGCGCTCGCACGATCAGGAACGTTTTACCAGAACGAGACCCGCCGTACAGCAAAATGTGCTGGGCCTCAGAACCCAGAAACGCGTTGGCTTGCTCCTGCTTCGGAGTGAGCTTCACGCTGGCGTCAATACGACAACCTTTTGAACGATCGCGTATCCCGCTCTATCGATAGCTTCAATAGCCCATAGACCAAGCTGCCTAGCTTCCCAGTCTTGGTTTCCAGTGACAACTGCTGCACCAATCAATCCGGCAAGCTTTTCGTGTTCCGACCACAGTAGATTCATAGCAGCCCCTTATCCGTCTCTACACTGGTTATCTGGAATGGCTTGTTACCCTTGTTGCCGATGTCCACATTCGCTAGCTTCGGGTGAATGTAAGGCGCTGCTGCTTTGGCTGCGTCCATCCTAACGGCCGGGTTTATATCGGTGCGCATGAAATCAAGTAGGACTTCGAGTGGGGTCTTACCTTCCTCTGCGGCTTTGCGAGCAAGCTCAGCTGTGCGCGTGTTCTTGCTTCCGCGTGGCCTGCCGGATCCTGGTCGTGCTCCGCCTTTCTTGGGTTTCTCTGAAGTAAACAATCAACGCTTCTTCCTTCTATCGACGCCTTTGATCGTACCCTTATTCTTGCTAGCGTAGAACACCGATTCGCCCTTCTTGGCCCCGTACTCCTTGACCATGTTGCCCATGATCTTTGACCCTTTTTTTGTTAGTGGCATTCCTCGGCTCCATTGGCAGCCAGGTTGACATCGCATTGAATAGCCGGGGCAGAGGCAATTTGTTGCACTGCGCTCTGCAAATCCTGAATGGCATTGCCCAGTGTAACTTGATGTTTTTGCATAACTTCGATTACACGGAGCATTTTCAGAAGGTTCTGCTCCAGAGCATAAATCCGTTTCTCATGATTGGTCATTCTACGACCCCGATCACGTCAGCCTCAGAAAGTACCAGGAGCCTGTCAGGACCTGCGCTTGGCACCTCTGGGTACGCATATTCGCCGAATAGTACTCTATCGCCTGGGCGCAATTCCGGCGGCTGGGAGCGGTATTTCTGCGCCTTCTTCCCGTTTCTGTCCTCCCAGCGCATACGGCATGAGCCTACGGCTACGACAGTGCCAAGACGGCCTAGCTGTTCCTGGGGAGCATTGATGCCTTGACGAGCGTTAACGACGATTTTTGTAGTGGTAATGTGGCTTGCGATTGGATCTGGTTTAACCAGGATGTGATCGCGCAGAGGTCTCACTTCAATTCCTTGCAGTGATCCCGCACCCATTCGATGGGAGCACATAGCCTGCCGAATTGCTCGGTGAACGGCTCTAACAGCTTCTTGTTCTGGTCATACATCGCATCGCTGGGCAGGGATTCGTAGGATGTGCCGGCGAATTCCCAGATGAATTTATCGCGTGTGATTTCGTAGACTCGAGTGGCCAGGCGTCCGGAATTGCAGGCAATCGTGACCATTTCGCGCTGCGCCCACTGGAGTCGACCGTTTGCGCTATCAGCTGCGGTTTCCTGCTCGTAGGCAAGATCGAGCGCTCGCTCGAGCATCTTCCACGTCGGATCGCTGAATCCTGACTTCTCTAATTCGGCGGCTAGC